ACTCACACACATAGACAAGGGCGGCCGGTAATGCACAGGGCGTGCTGGGTGGGTGCCAGCGGCCCTTGTCTATGCCTGCGAAAAAATTGGCGGTGGTCATGATCAGAACATTATCTTCGCTCCCCCTTGGGTAAGTTGAAGAGTCATGCCACCGCCGAAAGACAACTACAGACAGCAATTATCGAGGTTCCACGTCGATCTGATTGGGCGGCGGGAGTCGAACCCGCAATCGGGTAGGGAACCCGACCATCACCAGGATGCTTTGCACAACGGGAAGAACACTGGGACTGTGGTCATACTGGGTTTATGGTAAGTGAGTTCATCAACCCCCCAGTGTTCTTCCCGTTGTGTTTGTTCCTTGTGGATACATTATGTATCTATGGGGTACATTGTCAAGGCGAAAAAAAACCTGCCGAAGCAGGTTTCGCGATAATAATTTTATTAGGCTCTATAACGTCTTGGTTTTCCTGAGAAAACAACAGTGCCGATTATTGAACAATTACCATCAATTTTTATGTACTGATCGGGCCAGCGCTTGTTTAAGGCTTTCAGATATTTATTCCCCGCATCTTCTACGAGTCGTTTGAACGTTGTCTCGCCAGAATCAAGCAACAACGCGATCACATCATCACCATGAACAGGTGCAACCTCTGGATCAACGAAAATCATATCGCCTGGACGATACTCGTCGATCATTGAATCGCCAATGACTCGAAGAATGTAGGTCATAGGGCCGCAAGGGACCGGGCAGGGATATGTTTCGGATAAACTCAAATCTACCTCGGAATAACCAATCTCAGTCCAAGCCCCAGCCTGCACCCATGAAATCACCGGCACCATTTGGATGGTGAGTTCGGTGTCAGTGACATCCGGAGCTGAAGTAATATTCGTGGCCTGATGTTCCTTGTCCAACCAGCCATCTGGCAAATCAAAGCACTTCTCAATGTGACGTGCCAAATCATCCCCAATTTTTTTCGTAGGATTCTTTCCGATCACTCGGCTGACTTGGGTTGGCTCTCTTTCGATTAGGCCAGCAAAGGAAGAATTTCCCCCGGCACTATCTCTGAGCTTCCTGGCGTTATCCCGCCGGATTTCATCGTTTGTCTTCATACACTCATTAAACTTCGTGTACCTATTGGGTACAAGTATCTTGCGGGTTCATTTAAATAGTGCATAATGTATCTCGGAGGTACATATGATTAAAAACTATTGGGATGCTTTAACAAAACCAGAGCAAAACGCCCTGGCTAAAAAAGTTGGTAGCAGTAGTGGTTATCTCAGACTCGTTTTCAATGGCTACAAAAAGGCAGGTTTTTCCCTTGCTCAACGCCTTGAAGAAGAAACTGCTGGCGCTGTTACCAAGAGTCAATTACGGCCTGATATCTACGGGAATACTACTTCTCAAACGGCCTGATATAAACCACAAAACGAGGTAATGCCTTGTGGACAATAAAAACTTTCCAGCACCCGAAGAAATAACAACAGCAATGCACAAGCTGGTCACGTCATTTCCTGGCGGATATGGGGCGATGTCTCAACAGCTGGCGCATGACGGGACTCATAACGCCCTGAGCAATCGCGTTCGTCAGGTTGGTGGTCAGATGGTGCCATTCGGTATGGCGATCATGATGGAGCAAATTTCTGGGCGCTCTGACATCACTGAAGCGATGTGCCGGATCAACGGCGGGACATTCGTCAAGTTTCCCGATATCGAGGAAATGGGTAACGAAGAACTGCTGATTAAGTTCAATGAGTTGCTGGCCGCTCTGGGTCAATTTGCAAAGGCTCACAACGAATTCACATCTGACGGCGTGCTGGACCGTGACGAAAGCAAGCGGATGAGGATCAAGGGGTATCGGGTTCAGAGCTTGGTTGCGGAAATCATGGCTGTGACGGAACTGCTGTTCGGAGAGGGTGACGCCCCAGGAGTGCAGTCCCGGGGCGTCGGGTGCGCATCAATTAAACGTGTGGAGTAATTAACGCATGAACAGTGTAAACCGCGTTCGACCAGCAGTGCAATTCCAATGTGTCTCACTGTGCCCGTTCGTGTATGTGCAGATAGTACGGGAGCCGGGGAAACCGGACAACCACAAGGAAGTCCCTGCTTCTGTGGTTCTGAAGGAATGGATTGAATTTTATGGCGATGGCTCGGTGGCTCGTTTGGCAGACGCTGAAATCCAAGTGATTGCAGGAGGTTCCGGTGGAAAACGAACAGATAGTGCCGTTTGAAATGGATTACCTCGACTGGCGCGGGCGGCTGGTTCATGTCGTTGGAGTCGATCAAGCTAATCATCGCGTTCTTTACCGCCGGCCTGAATATCTATATGGCCTGTGCTTTTACCCGCGGCGTGACTTTGGGACGAAATTTAAGAAGGTGTTGGAATGAGCCGGATATTTGAAATCGTTCAGGCCATGTCAGGGCAAGCAGGGGTTATCACGATCCCAGCAGTGTATCTGGACTTTGTTTTCGGTGACCCGCAGGCGCACCTGCTTGGCGCTATTTTGAATCAGCTGGTGTTCTGGTCAGGTAAGCCGTCTTCTCAGGAAAATGGCTGGTTCTACAAGACGCACGAAGAGTTGGCGGCAGAGATTCGCGGCGTGAAACCTGATCAGGTTCGTAAGGCCGTGGACAAGCTGATCACCAAGTACTTGCCTGGCATCATCGAAGAGGCAAAGCGCCAGGTTAATGGCACTGTGAAGAAGCATTACCGCGTAGACGGGGATGCGTTAATTATTAAGATTTTCCCTCCAAAAGCCGCGTCAGCTATGGGTTCGGCAATATTGCCGAATGGGAATGGCGATATTGCCGAACCGGAACGGCAAATAAGCCAAACGGGAACGGCAGAATTGCCGACAGGGAACGGCGATATTGCCGAACCTATTCTCTATACAGATCATTACTCAGATCAAAACAAACAGATCATAAAAACCTCTTGTCAGCCTGCTGCGCAGACCGACGCCGAAGTTGAAATTACTGATCAAGCCAAACAGGCACTGAAACACCTGAACCAAATCACCGGTTCCCGTTACCAGCCCGCGAATAGCTCACTGGAAAACATGCGTGCCCGTCTCCGTGAAGGCCACACGCTGGAAGAACTGCAACTGGTTATCGAATACAAGCAGGTTCACTGGGGCGACTCTCCAAAAATGGCTGAATATCTGCGCCCGGCAACTCTGTTCCAGCCAGCCAAGTTTGAAGGCTACCTGCTCAGCGCGACCAAATGGGCGAAGAGCGGACGTCCGATCTGCGTGAATGGCAAGTGGACTGCTGACGGTGAAGTTGAAGTCGATACGGCTGAGCGCGATGCGGCCTACCGCCGGTTCATCAGCGGCGTCGCGGCGACTAAGGTACCGAGTGAGTTGGAAAAAATGGTGTGCACAGAGGCCAGCAAGGCCAGTGTCCGCAGCATGCGCAGTGATTTCGCGATTACGACGTGGGCCAAGATTTGGAAAGAATGCGCGCAGCGCCAGCAGGGAGTGAAAGCATGAACTATCAACTGATTTATGCAGATCCGGCCTGGCAGTATTCCAACAAAGTAAGCAATGGCGCAGCGGGTGACCATTACAGCACCATGCCAACCGAAGAAATGAAGCGCCTGCCGGTTTGGTCAATTGCTGATGAAAACGCGATTCTTGCGATGTGGTACACCGGAAACTTCGCCTCAGAAGCGGTTGAGCTGGCGCAGGCCTGGGGCTTCAAGGTCAAAACCATGAAAGCTTTTACTTGGGTCAAGCTCTACGAGCAGGCGCGCGGACGTATAGAAAGGGCGCTGGCAGATCAGACCATGCTCGATTTTGAAGATTTTCTTGATGCGCTTAGCACCGAAACGGTGATGAACGGCGGCAATTACACCCGTGGCAATAGCGAAGATGTTCTGATCGCCACACGCGGCGCCGGGCTTGAACGCCTCAGCGCCAGCGTTAAGCAGGTCGTTTACAGTTGCCGTGGCGAACATAGCGAGAAGCCTGCCGAAGTTCGCTTCCGTCTTGAAGAGCTTTACGGTCAGGTTTCCCGCATCGAGCTTTTCAGTCGTGGTGAAGCTGCTGGCTGGCATCACTGGGGCAATGAAAACCCGTTCAACGATATCGAGCTGGTACCGGCAACATTCACCACGATCCCCCCGGCGCGTAACTCCCGAGTCAAGGTGCAGGCCGGTCATTATCTGGCTTTTCCGGATGGCGTTAAAAACTTGAAGGAGGTGGCAGCGTGACTAAGAACCAAAAAATCAGACTCCAGTTCATCGATGCAATGTTCACGGTGCACGGCCGCGTCAGCAGGGCTCAAATTATTGATGTTTTTGGTGTTGCGATGGCGTGTGCATCAAAAGACCTCACTGCTTATAACAAATTAAATTCGCAGGTTTATTTCAGTCATCAACATCTCAGTTATCTCTGCCTAAAATATTTTATGCCGGTTGAAGGGCTTCTGAATTTGCCTGCAGTTAAATTTCTGGAAAGCCTCAGCATTGTTTTTGCCGTGTCCAATCTGGCGCTTGAAGAAAATGTCAGGCCACTTCCACGGGCTAACAACCATGAATGAACTTCAGAGAATCTGGCTTGATGCCTATCGCGGTTGGTTAAAAGCAGTCTCCCCGGAGGGAGAGCTACATCCCACTGATTACACCGCTGCGCGGGAACATGCTGACGCTGTGCTGATCAGTCTGATCAACGCAGGGGAGGTGAATTGTGATTGATGAACCGAAAGACGACAGCGAAAACGTGCTGGCCTTCACCAAACGCTTTGAATCAAACGCTGATATCAAAGAAATGCTCAACCTTGTCAAAGCCGATAAACCTGAGCATGCGCCTTATCGTTGCGGTCATGTGAATGTTTTGGTTGATGAACACCTTCGACAGCTTTCATGTCGGCGCTGTGGTGCGGTTGTTGATGCGTTCGACTGGATCAACGCGCGCGCAGAGGGAGAGCAGAAGATTGACTGGGAACTCAAATCCCTGCGGCGGGAAGTTGTTGAACATCGGGAAGGCCTTGAAAAGCTTAAACGGGAAGAGCTGAACACGCGAAATCGCATTAAAAACGCAGAAGGCAAGCTGGCGAAAATCAGCATGGAAATCGCCAACAAGAGCATTGCCGCCGGTATTCCAGTCGCCGCCGTCACCCGCGACACCTATACCGACGCGGAGAATTCATGATGAAACTGATCCTGCCATTCCCGCCGAGCATCAACGGTTACTGGCGCTCTACTAAAAAGGGCGTCCTGATCAGCGAGCGTGGGCGGATCTTCCGGTCGAACGTGTTGGCGGCGATTTATCAGCAGTTGCGCAGCCGTCCGCCCGCGCTGCTGACAGAACTGGATGTGCATCTGGTTCTCTACCCACCGAACAGGGCGAAACGCGATTTAGATAATTTCCAGAAGGCACTGTTTGATGGCCTGACCCATGCGGGGATCTGGAGGGACGACAGCCAGGTCAAACGCATGACAGTTGAATGGGGAGAGGTAACGAAGGGTGGTAAGGCAGAAATAACGATTACTGATTTCAAAACCGCCGGTGTGCAGCCGGTTTAACGTGTGGAGTGATTATGTCGAACAGTTTGCTGTCAGGAAAAGTGGTAACGATGTCGAGCCGTGAGATTGCAGAGCTGGTGCAAAGTAAGCATAGCGATGTGAAACGGTCAGCTGAACGGCTCGCAGTTGGTGGAATTTTAAGCGCGCCGTTGGCGCACACCCCCTATTTCCATGAACAAAACGGACAGGAGTATCAGGAGTACTGGTTCAATAAACGTGATTCGCTGGTGCTGGTTGCCCGCCTGTCGCCTGAATTCACCGCCGTGGTAGTGGATCGCTGGCAGGAACTGGAATCGACAAGCCAGTTACCTCAGTCATTGCCGGAAGCGTTACGACTGGCTGCTGACCTGGCCGAAGAAAAACAGGTGCTGGAATCACAGCTGGCGCTGGCGGCCCCGAAAGTGGAATTCGTTGATCAATACGTGATGGCTAAGGGCTCTATGGGATTCCGCGCGGTCTGCAAATTGCTGCATGCCAAAGAACCGGAATTCCGGATGTTCCTGCTCGAGAAAGACATTGTTTACCGGCTTGAAGGCCAGTTGACGCCAAAGGCCAATCATTTAGAGGCAGGTCGGTTTGAGGTGAAAACCGGTACCAGCCAGCAGAATCAGCATGCGTTTCGCCAGGCAAGATTCACGGCAAAGGGCGTTGAATGGGTTGCCGGGCTGTGGGCTGGTTATCTGAGACAGAAACAGGAGGCCCACGCGTGAGAGCATTGTTAAAACCGTTTCCTCAGAAGGAGCTGGGGATCGTGCAGTTCGCGCTGCCGGCGGACATGGTGAAGTTCTTCAGCAGTAAACGCCTGCTGATCACCAACGAACCCGCTGACCTGCATACCATGCCTGACGGTCTGGTACCGGTTGAAGCCCAGTCACTTTCGCGGGATCCGCGCCTGTCTGGTTTTCTGTCGTCTCCGGCGGTCATTGCCAAAGTCGGCAGCATGGCGGCACTGACGCTGTGGGTTAAGCGCCATCGCGTCTGTCAGTGCCCGGATTACAACGGAGAATACCATCACCATGAGCTGGTGCAGGTTCCGCGCGGTCGTGGCGTGGTCTGTCTGTGCTGGGCGCATGACAACGAGTTTCGGGAAAAAGAATCGCCAAAACTGGATGCTATCGCGCTGGCGAACGCCGCCGAATTTGTCACTGAGGCAATCCGGTACCGGTATGGCCTGCCGGATGGACGTCACCTGACCTTGCCAGAATTGTGCTGGTGGGCCGTTTCGAAAGGGCTGGTTCACCAGCTGCCGGAAGAAGTGGTCTGCGCGGCACTGGGAATGAAATACAACCCGCCCGGCCGCCAGCGTAAAGAGGCTGACGTCAACCCGTGGGAGAAGCAACCCCGTGAAGAACTGGCGAACAACATAAAACCGGTGCTGGCGCTGGCCGTTGATCCGGAAACCCCTGAATCCTTCATGCTGCGACCGAAACGCCGTCGGTATGAAAACGCAAAATACACCCAATGGGTAAAGCGCCAGCCATGCTGTGCCTGTGGTAACGGGTCCGATGATCCGCACCACATCACCGGCAATGGATTTGGCGGTATGGCGACAAAAGCGCATGACTTGTTCGTGATCCCGCTGTGCAGAGGGTGTCACGACTCACTTCATAAAGATGTAGCCGCTTGGGAAGCAGAGCACGGTACACAGGAACATCTGTTACTGACGACATTAGACCGCGCGCTGGCGATGGGTGTTATCGCTACCGGCAAGCAAAAATAAGTGTGGAGAGAATAATGCGCGCACAACAGATTTTGAGAGATGAGGGGATCATCAAATGAATACGCAGCTGCTGCAATATGCGCGAATCGAACTGACCACGGCATTAATGGATCTCTCCGGAGGAACAAAAGGGCAACTCGAGGCATTCAGTGAACACCCCCCGGCCGATAAAAATCATTATCCTCGCCAGCATATCCATAAAGTGCAATTGGAAGGGAATAAGCTGGTTCGCTCGGAGCGCGCGCCGACGTACGCGCTCGAGACTCGCAGCCGCCGCAGGCCAGCGCCACCGATGAAGGAATTTGAGTTTGCCTCATGCGCCTGGCGCCGTGCGGTGAACACTCTTCCTGTTCACCAGAATTCGTGGATCAATTACTGCTACGGATTTGATCTGAAATTTGAACACCAGAAAAATATCTGTGAGGCTATTTGGTTGGCATACCAGAAAAATCTTCCTGTCGGGTTGTTGGCGAAAACCAAAAAACGACTGATTTCCCTCGTCTGGCTGGCGGTTCAGGATGTAGCAGCTAAGAATAAAAACGAGTCATACAAGGAGTACGCTGGTGCAGTGTTAGCTGAAATGATGGATATTAATCGTAGTACATGGAAAAGGGTGTATTCAGGCCATTGGATACAATTGAAACAAGCAGTGCAGGCATTAGATACAATGGCGCTGATAAGTGTCTTAGATAAAAGTAAAAGTAGTTAATAAATAGTGTATATATTCTCTCTACGTTCCCACGCAGGGAGAAATATTAGTTAATTGATGTATCATTGAGTTCCAATTCAAATGTTCCACCCTTACGAGGCATAATTTGGTCAATCATCTTAACGAAACGATTCCATCCATAGCCATTCGCAATCGCAAGTCTCTGAATCATAATGACAGAATGCAGGTGCTGAGCAAGCATTGGGTTCCCAACATCATCGGTTAGCCACTGATGCAATTTGCTTTTTCTATGTCCGTTCGAATCTTTCGGTGTTTTTTTCTCTAATTCTTGAAGGATTGAATCGCCGAGGCGTTCATAGACCAAGTCCCGCGTATAATGTGCAACCACGCTAAAGCGGTTTTTACTCATACCCTCCCACGGCCAGTTTCTTAGCTTGTAAATGTTTTCGTAGAATTCATCAGGGAATTTTTTAGCCCAAGCAGCAAGTTCTTTGCTAATAATTTTATCCAGATAGGCCTGAAGAGCGTCTTTTGGACGTACTTCTTGATAACCTGTAGCTTCGTCGACAAGGGCGATAATCCCTACTTTTGCGAGTGAGCGAACAAGGATTTCAGCTTTTTTGGCCGTTTCAAGCTGGTTAGATCTGGTTATTGATCCATCTTCTCGAGCTTTGAGGTAAACATCACATACAAGTGGAAGAATTGATGCATCGTACCCCTCAAGAACAGTCCCAGATGCGCTCAAATATCGCACTCTTTTGATCACCTCCATAAGCTCCTGATTAATATGAGGAACTAGGTTTGCAGCATCCATAAAAGCAGGTAGTATGATCTCACCATCAAGAGTAGCCCTTACTCCACGACTAGGACGCCCTAAAGCCTTGAAAACTGATGATTGAGATATGATTCGTTTACCATTATCCAGCACTGCAACTTCAAGCTCAGTATTATTAATGTTGAGCACGCCCTCAAATTTAGCAGAAGCAATTTGAAGTTTGCCTTTTTGCCATCTTTTAGAAGCGGCATTTTGCGCAACAGCTTTTCTTTCATCAGCTGTCATTTTATCAGCTCTGGCGACGCCACCTTTAGACTGTGGGGATTGTTTTTCAGACATGTGTATTCCTCATTAAATTTCGATTGAGTCACTATTACCGAAAGAATGGCATTCAGCAAGCATAATATTAAAAAATGCTTGCTGAATGGATGTGGCAGATTTTTATGAAATACGATTACACTTGCAAAATGCAACAAATTGGACGATATTTAAGGTTAATTTGATATGTTGTCAAAATTGTATAAACCCGCCACTGTGCGGGTTTTGTCGTCTCTGGGTGATGGGGAAATGCACCAGTAAACGGATAGACCACTGGCGTCAGCCAATGCAGCAGTAATGATACTGCCCCGAGTCCCACAGGGAGCCAGATGCAGGTCCGAACTGCAATATTCGCTGGTTAGGATTATTAAAGAAGAAGGCATACCGGTAAAGCAGCACGCCACCCAAACGCGCACCGGTTATTAGCGGCGATAGCACGACAGTAGACTCAAGGGCATGAGCGTGGCCACTGCGAAAAGTGGTAAGAATTTTGGCCTCGCATATTCGGGGCTTTTTGCTTTAAAATCCATGCGTAAATCACTAAGGAGATGAGCATGGCAAAGTTAATTTCCCATGAAATATATGTTCCGCAAGGAACCCCCTCAACTGAAGATGCTTTCAAAGACCTAATAGAAAAGAACGGACATATATTTGAGGGGTTTGTCATGTCAAAATTTCGTGGCGATGGTCGCTACCAATATCAGAAAGATAGTTTAACAGTAAACGAGATTAACCATGACGGCCAAACTAGCGGCTCGATCTCCTTCAACGTGGATGTTCAATACTTTGATGGGTGCAAGGATAAAGATTACTTAGACCAAGAAGAGTATGAGGTTGATTTTACCTACGAAAAGAATGAAAGACTTTTGAAGTTTGAATTGGATGAAACAATCTGGAACCCAGATAATTAGATAAATTTCGGCAATATTATTATCTAGTACTTAGAACTCTAAAGGCTGCTTTCAGGTGGCTTTTTTATATCAAAGAAAAGCCCCGGCATTTGCCAGGGCTTATTTGTTTGTGGAATGGGCGGCGTACATGATGCTGATAACATCGTGCACGCCATTCGCCCGTTAGTTGGTCACGAGCGAACCGAGGCCCATTGCTGATGTGCACACAGCAAATGGAGCCTATCAAAAAGGGCGTCTCTGATCTATGAAAAATACTGTGAATTTAAACAGTATAAATATTATTTGTGCTGACTCACTCCAATACATCAAAACCTTACCTGATAACTGTATTGACCTGATAGCAACTGATCCTCCGTACTTTCGGGTTAAATCATGCCAATGGGATAATCAGTGGCCTGATGAATCGGCTTACCTTGCGTGGCTGGATGTGATGTTTGCAGAGTTTTGGCGGGTATTGAAACCATCGGGCAGCCTGTATGTTTTTTGCGGTTCGCGCTTAGCTGCTGACACTGAGTTGCTGATGCGTGATCGGTTCAAAATTCTGAACCATATCATCTGGGCTAAACCTTCTGGACCTTGGAATAGGCAGCACAAAGAAGACTTGAGGTCTTTCTTTCCAGCCACTGAGCGGATCCTCTTCGCTGAGCATTACAGCGGTCCGTATAAAGGTAAGTGCTCCAAATACTCAACTGAGTGCCAGGAGCAACGCAAAAACACGCTCAAGCCTCTGGTGGAGTATTTCAGCAATGCCCGCAAAGCTTTAGGGATCACAGCGAAAGAGATTCATGAGGCAACCGGCAAGCAAATGGCTTCGCATTGGTTTAGTGAAAGCCAGTGGCAATTGCCGAGTGAAAAGGACTACTTAGCGCTTCAGACCTTATTTGAGAAGGTTGCCCGAGAGAAACATGCCCGGCAAGAATTGGAGCTTCCTCACCATCAGTTGGTAGAGGAATATCATTCTTTGTCTCGGCATTATGCGGAGCTGGTGAATGAATTGAAACGCCTCAGGCGTCCGTTCGCGGTTACGAGTCTCGTACCCTTTACAGATGTTTGGACATATAAGTCTGTCCAGTATTACCCCGGTAAACACCCGTGCGAAAAACCAGCCGAGATGATGAGAGATATCATCAGCGCCAGCAGTAGGCCGGGTGATGTAGTCGCTGATTTTTTCATGGGTTCAGGTTCCACGATAAAAGAAGCAATCAAGCTGGGCCGCTTCGCGTTAGGCGTGGAACTTGAAGAAGAACGGTATAAACAGACTTTCGGAGAAATATTCCCTGAACAGTCGAACACCTCATAACACGTTACGACCCCAGCATAGTCTGGGGTTTTTTATGCCCTCGATTTGTGGAGGACATCTATATAGATAATGGGCTTATCGTTTGGCAAACGCGGCCAGAGCGAGAGGTGGTAATAACTCAGACCTCCTGAGAATAAACAAAAATGTTTATAGTTTAGCTTGTCAGTATAAACAAAAATGTTTATACTTATCTCAAGTTAAACAAACAGGAGGAGGCGGTGAAGCAGAGCGAGTTCAGGCGGTGGCTTGAGTCGCAGGGGGTTGAAGTTTCAAACGGTACTAACCACTTGAAGCTGAGATTTAACGGGAAGCGAAGCGTAATGCCAAGGCATCCCAGCTCTGAGATAAAAGAACCACTGCGAAAGGCCATACTCAAGCAGTTAGGCCTAAATTAACAAACCGGCCCTTCGGGGCTGGTTACTCGCAAAGATTCATCGCGTTGAATATGCGATATCCAGTAAAGCTTGAAAAAGACGGTGACGGGTACTTCGTGAGTTTCCCAGATATACCGGAAGCGTTAACGCAGGGCGATACCAGAGAAGAAGCGTTAGAAATGGCGCGTGACGCTCTGGTTACCGCGTTTGAATTTTACTTCGAAGATAACCAACCGGTGCCACTTCCTGGTGAATCTGGTGATGACTTCGTGACAGTACCGGCCAGCGTATGGGCAAAAGTGCTTTTGCTTAATGCAATGCTCGAGACTGGAACCTCAAACGCAGAGTTAGCCCGGCGAATGAACCTGAAGCCTCAGGAGGTTCAGCGGATTGTTACGCTGGGTCATAATACAAAGATTGATACTACTGAGGCGGCGCTCGCCGCACTCGGAAAACGGTTAGAGATTCTGGTTAATTAAAGAGTCGCTTACCTCTCTTAAGGCTGCCTTCTGGTGGCCTTTTTTATTGCCCTCAATTAGGTTGTGAGGCCACCAGCAGATCAACACCTCCTTTTGCTGTGCTTTTGAAAGTCAAACGTAAGGCAAAAAAAACCTCACTTCTGCTCTGTGCAGAAAGTGAGGTCGCCAAACGTTGGCCAACACCAGGGAAGTTAAAAGCTTACAAGTTTAGGTATTAATAGTTAAATATTTTTTAAGTGAAATTAAGGCTGCCATTTGATGGCCAGTTAATCAGCTAACCACTCCACTTTTGCAAAGTAACTGAGCCGCTAATTTCTTCTTTTATCTCGACTACGCACCCAACCGGCAGACCGGAGGGGGAGACTATGAAAATGGACCAAAGCTCAGGAAATATCGTCACGCAGTTCTTTGCGTGGTTCGCTGCGATAGCGGCCGCCTGCGGTTTCACCACACAAGACATGATTTACATGCTGTTTGGCCTCATCGGTGTGATCATTTCTTTTGCGTCGTATGTCAGTGGTCGCCTGGACGCCCGCAAGGCACGAAAAGAAAATGAGAAGCGCACCAAAATTGTCAGTGACTATCTTGACGATGCGCGTGCCAAACCAGCTCACGAAAAACCAGCAGCCGCAAAGGTGATCAGCGAAGCGCTTTCAAAAGCGGAAGGCTGATATGGCAAATATTAAAACCAAACTCAGTGCGGCAATGCTGGCGCTGATAGCTGCTGGCGCTTCAGCACCGGTAATGATGGCTCAGTTTCAAAGTGAAAAAGAAGGCACCAGCCTTACTGCTTACGCAGATCGCGGCGGTGTCTGGACAATCTGCGGTGGCGTGACGTATGTGAATGGCAACCCTGTACTCAAAGGCATGAAGCTGACCCTGGCACAGTGCGATGTCATCGACAAAGCCGAGCAGGCTAAAGCGCTGGCGTGGGTTGATAAAAACATTCATATCTCGCTGACCGAGCCCCAGAAAGTCGGTATTGCGTCGTTTTGTCCGTGGAACATCGGCCCTGGCAAATGCTTCCCTTCAACGTTCTACCGAAAAATTAACGCTGGTGACCGCCTTGGTGCATGCGCAGAGATTAAACGCTGGATCTGGGACGGTGGGAAAGATTGCCGAATTCGGGCGAACAACTGCGCCGGACAGGTCATCAGGCGTGATCAGGAAAGCGAGCTGACGTGCTGGGGGCTGGATGAATAACAATTTATCGATTGTGCTGGCCTTCGTGGCTGGCGTGGCGCTGACCTGGTGGATTGAAGGGCTGCGCTGGGATACTGACGTTTCCAGACTGAATGAAGCTCACACCGCAGAGCTGAAGAGACAAAGCGATCAGGCAGTGATTGACCTGACCAACCAGAAGAAGCGCACCGAAGCGGCACTGGCGGCTTTCGAGGCGCTTGACGCTAAGCATACGAAGGAAATGGCAGATGAACATGCTAAGAATGAGAAATTGCGTGCTGATGTTGCTGCTGGTACTCGCCGGGTGCGAATCGCCGCAGCAAACCTTGCCACCTGCAACCTCACAAGGGACAGCACTTCCGGCAGCAGCAGCCTGGGCGATGCAGTACAAATCGACCTCACGCCAGCAGGTGGATCAGCTGTTCTCAGTCTCAGAGAGTCAACCAGCAGAGACGCCGAAGTAATCCAATACCTTCAGGGCTATGCCGCTGAAGCCCAGAAACGTTGCAAAATTAACTGACAGGAAAAAGCCATGACCGTACGTGCAAAATTTAGCTGCATTTCAATTCAGAAATCGCCTGATAACTCTACTGCTGTCCTTAACCTGAGTGCGGTAACGACTGGTAGCGTGGAGAACGAGAGTTGGTCGAAATACACACCTAGCGGGCACCTGAAAATGTTCATCTCTAACCCTGCGGCATTCGAGCAGTTTGAGCAGGGGAAAGAATATTACCTCGATATTCAGCCAGCAGTCTGAGTTGGCATTACAGCAGGCATTCACTGAGTGCCTGTGATAATGGCGAAATTATACAAATTTATTTCTTCAATTAGGTGCAGCTAAATGACTAACAGAATCTTCTTGAGCTTTAACCGTCTTTATAAGTTGAAAGATGGCGATTATCACGGCGCAACGCTGACTTATCGGATTAAGCACGGCGATGATCTACTGGCTGAAGGTGAGATCAAGGGTAAGTCGCTTTCACAATTCAGACGCCCGATCGACATCGAAGAAATGGAAATCACCAAGCCTCTGACGGTTGAATATATTTGTACCGGTAACGTGGAAAACGTCTTCATTTCAACCCAGCCCGTTGACGATAAACCCTTTCACACCTTTTCGGGGCAGGTCTTTATCAGTAACGCCTTTATCGGAAACACTCATGATAAAGCACCCAGCACTGATATCCGGGAAGAGGTGGAGGATATCGTTGGTCGATACCTCTCAGGTGCATGGTCAGAATATGCCGATAACATGGTTGATGAACTGATGCTCATCGTTGCGCCGGATGTGGACAGCAGAACATTGGCTGACTGTAAGAAACGATTTGCTGATTCTGTACCGATGCCATTTGGTGGCTTCCCTGGCGCAAAGCAATGCCATGCGTATGAGGCCAGTTCAAATATCCAAGCGATTCTCAATAATGCGCTGGCCACACCCGCGGCATCCATGCGTGTCGGTGTAAACACAGCCACTGAGAGCACCGAAGAACAGCGTATTAAAAAGCTGGTGAGCGCTACCGTAACCGAACAAATCGAGGAAATGCTGCAACCAGGCGGTCTTCTTCACCGTAAATAACTGGAGCAATTATGCAGGTCACTATCGATGGTGCCCCTCATGCTCCCGTTTGCATCCTCAGGTGTCGTGGACAAATGTTGACGCGCCCCGACACCCTATGTGTGACTAGTCAATAAAATATAGTTTCATATGAAATCATTAGCAATGAAAGGTACTCCCGGCAGGGGGCCTTGCCACGGGGCGGCGGACTCGCGGAAAACGGCTAGTTTTCGCGATCTAGGGTCATCATCATCATCTGTGCAGGTTATTGATTTTATTAATACCCAAATTGC